AGTTCGTGAAGCAGCCCAAGGGCATCGCCAAGAAGACAGCAAGGTTCCGCTAAATGGCAACTTCAGGCACCGCATCATTCAACCTCGATCTCACCGAGATCGTGGAAGAGGCGTTCGAGCGTTGTGGCTCGGAACTGCGCACGGGTTATGACCTGCGTACGGCGCGGCGTTCCCTGAACCTGCTGTTTGCTGACTGGGCAAACCGTGGCGTCAACATGTGGACGTTCGAGCAGGGCACGCAGACCCTGACTGCCGGACAGGCCACGTACGACCTGCCTGCGGACACGGTGGACCTGCTGGAGCACGTCATCCGCACCGGTGCTGGCTCGGCCTCCACGCAGGCGGACCTGACCATCACGCGCATCAGCGTTTCTACTTACTCGTCCATCCCGAACAAGCTGCAGCAGGCAAGGCCGATCCAGATCTGGATCAACAGGCAAGCCGCTGCGCCGCAGTTCACCGTCTGGCCCACACCCGACAATTCGCAGACCTACACGCTGGTCTACTGGCGTTTGCGCAGAATTCAGGATGCTGGTGCCGGTGGCACGTACACGCAGGACATCCCGTTCCGTTTCTTGAACGCTCTTGTTGCCGGGCTTGCCTACTACCTGTCCATGAAGATTCCGGGCGCGATGGAACGCATGGCTGTGTTGAAACAGCAGTACGACGAAGCCTGGGATCTTGCCTCGAGCTATTCGTCTGGTCCCAAGGCAGATGTTCATCTCATGAGTAATCGTTTTGCCAACGGCGCCAAAGCATTTGGTTTCTGTGACCTGTGCGGGTTTCGTTTCGACCTGAAGAAGCTGAAGAACCTGACGGTCAAGACCAAGCAGACGCAGATCAAAGCATGCCCTCAGTGCTGGACACCGGACCATCCGCAACTTCAGTTGGGCATGTATGAAATTTCCGACCCCCAGGCCATCCGAGATCCGCGTCCAGATACAAATACTTGGTACGCCTCAGGCCAAACGGCCATCGGGTCTATTGGCGAAGGCAGCAGAGTTATTCAGTGGGGCTGGAACCCTGTAGGCGGGTCCAGCGGGTTTGATGCGCCCTTGACGCCAAATGCATTGGCACCACAGGGTTTAGTAGGTACAGTCACGGTGTCCGTGACCTAAGGAGCGATGATGAAGAAAGATGCGATGGCGGCTCTCCGAGCCCACGCTAAGAAGCCCGCCAGTGAAGCTCACGGCAAAGCCTTCAAAAAGGGTGGTCCCACTACCGAGGACCGACTGAAGTACGGGAAGAACCTTTCCCGCGCTATGAACCAGAAAACGGGGTGAGCCATGAAGACCAAGAAACTTGCTCCTGCCAAGTCCAGCTATCCGCAGGGACCTGAGAACCCGCGTGACCTGTGCATGGTGGTTGGGAACTCCTCCAAGGAGTCTGCGCCCCCGGCCAAAACCTCTGGTGTGAAGATGCGCGGCGCTGGTGCGGCTACCCGTGGCTTCATGGCCCGTGGCCCGATGGCGTGAGGTAACCCGTGGATTACGCTGCTCTCAAAACCGCCGTAGAAGATTACGTTGAGAACACGTTCTCGGCTACTGACTTCGCCACAATGACGAAGCTCAGTGAGCAGCGCATCTACAACGCCGTTCAGTTGCCGATCCTTCGTAAGAGTGTCATGGGCACTTTGACGATTGGTAACCAGTACCTCTCGGCCCCGTCAGACTTTTTGTCAGTGTTCAGCCTTGCGGTTGTAAACGGCTCCAGTTACGAGTTCCTTCTGAACAAAGATGTGAACTTTATTCGGGAGTCTTTTCCAAGCCCTGCATCCACCGGAGTACCCAAGTATTACGCGCTGTTTGGGACGAACTCTGTGACCCCCACGGAGCAGACGTTTATCCTTGGTCCGACGCCAAGCTCAGCGCTGGTAACGGAGCTGAACTATTTTGGATACCCGGAGAGCATTGTCACAGCCACCAACACATGGCTTGGCGACAATTTTGACAGCGTGCTGTTCAACGCGGTATTGGTCGAAGCTGCCCGGTTCATGAAGCAAGATCCCGATATCGTGGCCGAGACGGACAAGCAGTACGTGCAATCCCTGACGCTGCTGAAGAACCTGGGTGACGGCAAGAACCGTCAAGATGCCTACCGCAGTGGACAGATCAGGACACAGGTGATCTGATATGGCTATTGTTCAAACGCAGACCACCAGCTTCAAGGCGGAGCTATTCACAGGCACGCATGTGTTTGGGACGGACACGTTCAAACTTGCCCTGTATGCTTCTACTGCGGATCTTGGTGCGGCCACGACGGTTTACACAACTTCCAGTGAGGTGCCCGCAAGCGGTACGTACGCGGCTGGCGGCGGGGTATTGACAGGCGTGTTGGTCTCCAGTTCTGCCACGACGGCTTGGGTGACGTTTGACAATATATCGTTTACATCGGCCACGATAACTGCTCGTGGAGCGCTGATCTACAACTTCAGTAAAGGCAACAAAAGTGTTGCGGTGCTGGACTTTGGTTCTGACAAAGTAGTAGCAGGTGGCACGTTTACAGTGCAGATGCCTATTGCAAATGCAAGCAACGCATTGATTCGCATCGCATAAGAGGTAAAAAATGGCAAACGCAATTTATCCGAAGTACAAGGAAACCATCCTTGGAGCAGCGACGAACACCAACCTGCTGTCTGGCACGGTAAAGGTTGCTCTGGTTGACACAGGTACATACACCTACAACGCAGCGCATCAGTTCCTGACCTCCCTGACCGGCGTTGTGGGCACTGCTGGGACGATTGGCGCGACCAAGACCGTGACCAACGGTGTGTTTGACGGGGCCGATGTGACATTCAGCGCGGTGACTGGCAACTCGGTTGAGGCGCTTGTCATCTATGTTGACACTGGTTCGTCGGCAACTTCGCCGCTCGTTGCGTATATTGATACTGGAGTAACGGGCTTGCCAGTCACTCCAAACGGCGGGGACATCAGCATTACGTGGAATGCGTCGGGTATCTTCGCTCTGTAAATCATGCCGAACATCAAGCATACGTTTACATCTGCCAAAGCGGATGGTGGCGATGCGACTCTGGTACAGCCAAGCAACTGGAACGCCGAGCACGTTGTTGACCAGTACGTCGACTTCCCGGATCAAGCCAGCATTCCCGCCGCGCCCGCGTCGGGTTGGTTGAGGACGTTTGCGCGCAACCGCGCTGGGCGGGCGCTGTTCCACATCATCGGCCCTGCCGGGATTGACGTAGCCCTACAGCCCGCGTTTTTCGGCAACAGCATCGTGATGTGGGCACCGGCCAACACCACAAGTCAGACAGCATTCGGTGTCGCCTACACCGCTCGAAACAACGGCACCGCCGCAGCGCAAAGCACCCCTGCTCGGGCCAGCACCAACGCCATGACCAGCCTCAGTCGGGCGCAGTTTGGCACGGGGACAACGGCCACGGGAGCGTCGGGTACGCAGACCACCTTAGCCGTTGCATGGCGTGGCAACGCGGCCAACCTTGGTGGCTTCTTCTTCTTTGCTCGGTTTGGCATTGAGACGCTCGCCTCCGATATGCGGGCTTTCGTTGGTCTGTCGGCAAACAATGCCACGATGGCGGCAGACGCATCGACCTGGGCAAATACCATCGGCCTTACCAAGGACAGCGCCGACAGCACTTGGCAACTGGTGGAGCGCAATGCCTCGACTCTGACCAAGACCGCGACAGGCTGCACGGTCACAGCGGGCCAGATACTCGACTTTCTATTGTTCGCGCCACCCAACGGGTCAACAATCACGGCGCGGCTGGTGGATGCTGTGACGGGCACGGTTTATGTGGACGATGTGGTGTTGAACACCACGCTGCCAGTAAACACCACGTTCCTGTTCATGCAGGCGCAGTGCCAATCGGTCACCGGCACGACCGCCAAAATTCTGTCCCTCAACCGCATGTATTTGGAGAGCGACCTGTGACCTGGGACGTCCTACAAAACGCGCAGGGTGAGTTGCAACTAATCCCTACTGGTGACCCCGTGTTGCCCGGCTGGGAGGTAGTTGCAGTTACCTCAAATCCAGACTATCTGGAGTACATGGCGTCTTTGGGGTAAGACATGGCCGCCGCTTTTCAAGGCACCGCGTTTCAAAACAACGCGTTTGAAAGTAGCAGTGGTCCGGCGACACAAACGCTGACGCCAAGTCTTTACACCAATACCAACACATTTTATAACCCAACGGTCACGCGTGGTACGGTCACGCTGGCCCCAGCGCTGTACACGAACACTAATACGTTCTTTGCAGCAACGATTTCTCAAGGCGGAGCGACACAGGTCCTTTCGCCTCTGCTGTTCGCAAACGGCAATGAGTTTTTCAGCCCGACAGTAGTTCGCGGCACGGTAACGCTCACCCCTGCTCGTTACGACAATAATCAGAGCTTCTTTGCACCGACAGTAACTCGGGGCGCGGTAACCCTCGCTCCTGCACGTTACGACAACGCGCAGGGTTTCTACGGGCCAACGATTTCTGTAGTCACCACACTTGCGCCAAGCAGGTACGACAACGCGCAGACATTTTTTACTGCTTCCGTAACACGGGGCACGGTAACACTCCAACCGGGTCGCTATGACAACAGTCAGAGTTTCTTTGGCCCCACGGCTACGACAAGCAAGGCGCTAACTCCGACAAGGTACGACAACGAGCAGGTCTTTTTTGCGCCGGTGGTCAGTGACGCGTATATTCTGGCCCCTGCAAGATTCGACAGTACGCAGGTCTTTTTTGCGCCGGAAATCACCAGCGCGTACTCGGTAAACCCAGAACGATACGAAAACAGCCAGAGCTTCTACCCGGCAACGGTCGCCTTTGACAACGGCGTTACCATAGTTTTGACTGGCGTGCAAGCCGTTGGGCTGTTAGGATACGTAAACGTCTGGGGACTGACCCCCGGCCCACCAATTCTGGAGTGGGGTGCTGTAGAAGATGCGCAAACGCCAAACTGGTCCGCAGCGGGTACAGTTCAAACACCTGGGTGGCTCCCGCCATCAACGACTCAAGTCCCCGGCTGGGCGCTGGTGACCGACACGCAAAATCCCAACTGGCAATAAATTATGGCCTCATACACCACAAGCCTTCGGCTCGTTCAGCCTGCCACCGGGGAATACTCAGGCACCTGGGGCACTCAGGTCAACAATGGCCTGACCGCGCTGGTTGATACGTCTGTTGCTGGGACGGCCAGCATCACGATGACGGCAGCGAACTACACGCTGTCAAATAACAACGGAGCGGCTGACGAAGCGCGGGCCATGTTCCTTGTCCTTGGAGGAACTCCGGGGGCTTCGTATCAGGTCATCTGCCCTGCGGTCAGCAAG